TTTCTTGATAGTAGATATGTAGATGGTAAAATTTACAAAGCGTTTGACGCTAGGTCTAATACCTACGAGTTAACAGTTAACCGTGAGTTCCCTAGTTACACAACTACATTCTTTTTGTACGACTGGGTTGAAACTGATCGATTAGACAACTTAGCATTAAGGTATGTAGGAGCATCTAATTTGTGGTGGAAAATTCTCGACATTAACCCTGAGATTCTTGACCCATTCTCTATCGCTCCTGGTACTCAATTAAGGATTCCAAATGAGTAATGGAATTCAAAATAGACAAGGGTCTAAGTTTACTGTTTCTTATCCAGACTTTCCTGGTTTTGTTGTAATTCCTCGCACCTTTAAACTTTATCAAGAGGCTGGAAAACAAGACTTAATTGAAATTACTTACCCATATTATGAGTCTTTTTACACAAACGCATTAAAAACAGGAGTAACTATATCTGTTAAATGGAAAAATGATTCTGTTTCAAATGAGTTTTTTGGTTATGTGTACGACACATCTCCCTTAACTCAGCAAGGAACAAATCGTCAAGTAGTTGTTAGAGGAATAGGTGCTTCTTTAGGGCTAAAACAAGGAGAAACAAAAATCTGGAATAACAAAACGGTTACCGAAGTAGTTGCAGAGATTGCTAAAAAATTTAAACTAAAACCAAATATTACTCCACATCCACTTCGTTTAAGTCAGATAACAATGACTTCTCATTCATACTGGGAAAAAGTACAGGAACTTGCTAGGAAGATTGGATACGTAGCACAAGTATCAGGAACCGACCTTCATTTTCATCCTATTGACATTATGGTAAATAAGTTTATTACAACTGTCCCTGTACTTTCTTTTATAGAAGCAGAGATGGTTGAGTACAGCGGCCCTGTGTCTCATACGTTAGACACTTTTCAACCTAAAATAGGTGACTTAAGTTCTGGTGGAACATACAGTAGAAAAGATAAAGTCATTCATGGAATTGATCCTCTTACAGCCAAGCCATATACGACCACTTCGTCTCCTAATGAAGTAGGAAAACAACTCAGATCCTCAACTAAAGAGTCTTTATTCAAAGAGGTTCTTTCTTCTTCTGTATCGGCTAGTCCTGCCGTTGCAAAAATGATTGCTGAAGCCAATGCCAATTTATCGGGATATTCAATTTTGGCCGAAGGAACGGGTCAGGGGAACCCAAACATTGCTCCCTACCGTACTGTTGAGATAAAAGGCACGGGAAACGTTACTGATGGCTACTGGGTTATAAAGAAAGTAGATCACACTTTAACTTGGGATGGCCGTTACTTTGTTGAGTTCACTTGCATGACAGATGGAACAGGCCGCAATAAAGCCAGTGCCTTCCGTCCTCTAAATGCATCCACTGTTCCTGTTAGAAATGTTGCTTATGAACTTACAACAGGTGCATCTAGTAGACCAACATCTACTAGAATAAGTGCACCATCCGCTATGATGAACCAGACTCAAGGCGGATACAAAATAACTCCAAGACGATGGGTAGGTAGATAATGGCTGAAGTTGCAATCTCTTTGCCTTTTTCCATTGATCCTTATGGACGTGTAGGTAGAACACAAGACCAAACAAAAATTTGGGCTGACAAAGTCCGTTCCGTTATAGGTACAGCACTGCGGGAACGAGTGATGCGTCCAACCTTTGGTACTGACATTCCCCTGTCCGTATTTGAAAACCAAGAAGATGCTCAGACTCAAATTGAGTTTGAAGTCAATCAAGCCTTTAATGACCAATTACAGAGATTAACTTTTCAGTCTGTCAGTAGTGTCTTTGATGATTACACAGGGATTATGCAGGTAGATATAATTTACTCTTTACCAAATGATGAGGTCACTAGCACCTCTATCGGGTTAATCAGAATTGAAGGAAACACTATAGCAATTGAGGAGAACCTGTGAGCATAACCCCACCATCAACTATCCCCGTATCGATTGATTACACAAGCAAAGACTACTTTGCAATTCGAGAAGAATTAATTGCACGTATTCAAGACCGTGTACCTGACTGGACAGCGGCTGACCCAGCAGACTTTGGTGTTGCACTGGTTGAAGCATTTGCTTACATGGGCGATATGCTCTCCTACTACATTGATCGAAATGCTAATGAGGCATTCCTTACAACAGCAACCCAACGCAATAGCGTACTCAACATTGCCCAGACCTACGGATACACACCTGCAGGTTATCGTCAAGCATATGTAACTCTAGAGTTCAGTAATACATCTGCCGCTTCTGTAACAATTCCTGAAGGAACAGTCGTTACTGGAGAAGTAGTTATTGGAGATACAGTTCAAACTGTTTATTTTACAACTGGTGCACCAGCAGTGGTTCCAGCAGCCGCAGGAGCAACTCCTGGAACAGAGACCGTAACGGCTGGAGAAGGACGCTCAGTTATCCTGGTATCAGATAATGCAACCACCAACGGTGAACTTATTGGAACATCAACAGGTCTTCCAGCAATGAGATTTGAATTAGGTGAGACACCTGCTGTTGACGACTCTGTACAAATTTATGTGCAAGATGGTGACATCTATACTAAGTGGACACAGGTACAGCATCTACTTGACTTTGGTCCAACAGATCAGGTGTTTACCGTTTCTACGGATGAAGACGATACCGTTACAGTCTTATTTGGAGATGGAGTATCAGGTGTTATTCCAACACTCTTCTCAGAGATTAGAGCAATCTACACAGTTGGTGGAGGATCTTTTGGTAACGTCTCTTCAGACACCTTGACTGTTATTGATTATGTGCCAGGACTATCTGAGATACAGACCTCAGCACTTCAAAGCATAATCTCTGTCTCAAATCCTGATCCAGCATTGGGAGGATCAGATCCAGAAGAGACTGATCAAATTCGCTCTGCAGCCGCTCTTGCTCTTCGTGCAAACAATCGAGCAGTAACATTACAAGACTACGCTGACTTATCTCTTGCAGTAACGGGTGTTGGAAAAGCAAATGCTGAGGCGGCGGTATGGACATCAGTCACTGTATACGTGGCTCCGACTAGAACAGCGGTCGACTCAGACCTTGCACCAGGGTTAGATGATGCTGGAGATCCAACGGTTGAGTGGACTAACCTCTCAACAGATGTTGAAGATTATTTAGCAGACAAGATCTTGTTAGGAACAACAGTCACTGTATCTCCACCTGTATACGTAGACATCACAACAAGTTTTACATATACAAAACTGAACCAGTACACCTCAACAGAGGTTGAGACTGCAATTAAGAACAGGCTACTGACTGATTTTGGATACGTAGGAATGAACTTCCAAGACACTATTTATCCACAAGACCTTGAGTTTGTGTTGCAACAAGTACCTGGAGTAAAGACCGCTAAGGTTACACAACTGTTTCTTACAGGAGGATCAGCAGCGCTTAATGCCTCTCTAGTAGGTGGGGCAGATGAGATCTTCCGTTTACTGGAAGAGAACTTAAACATCACTGAGGCGTAATGGATATCAAAAGATTTTACGGAGTTTATAGAGGGGTTGTTGTTGATCGCAATGATCCTGAAAATTTACGAAGAATAAAAGCCAAAGTTCAAATTACAGGGTCTGAGGTAACTAACTGGATTTGGCCTGTAGAACCATCCAGTATCCATACAGAAGTCCCCGTAGTTGGACAAGGGGTATGGGTAACATACCTAGGAGGAGATCCTGAATACCCTGTTTGGTTGGGGTCTTTTGGAAAAAATCAAGGGCCTAATAAACAGATACTTATAAAGCCTTTGGAAAACTCTGTCTCATTAACAGGGTTGACTGCACACATAATTGTGGTTAACCAATCTGACGGAACATCTGAAGTGGATTTAACAGCAACCTTGATGGCTCTTGCTAACAAGGTTAAGACCCTTGAAACCAAAGTAACTACTCTTGAAGGAAAAGTTGCAACACTAGAGGGCAAGGCCCATACCCACCCGTAGTTCAGGCAGTAAATAGGCGGCAAACCAACGAAAATAGACACATTGAATTGAAAGGAAGACCGTGACAGCCACATACCCAGCATCGATTAAGTCATTTAGCACCAAGACAGACTTCATCGACACAGTCCTTGCTGAGCACGTCAACACTCTGCAAGAAGAAGTTAACTCAATTCAAACAAACCTAGGTACTCTTATCAAGACTGGTTCTGGATGGGTCGGAAACTTTGATGTAGTTACAACAAATTGGAATACCTTAAAGGATCGACTAGCCAACATTGAGTATGGACTATACGACATGTACACCGCTGTTCCTACAGGAGGAACTGATGGTCAAGTCCTAACTAAGACCTCTGGCTCTGATTATGCAACCGCATGGGAAACATTTGATGCTTTGCCTTCTCAGTCAGGTAACAGCGGTAAGTACCTAGTAACCAATGGATCGACAGCCTCTTGGACTACAGTAGTCACTGGCGCAGATCCTTTGAGCGCCTTCCTGCTTGCTGGCTGCTAAGGAGAACTTAACTCGTGGCACGTTACGGTAATGTTAGTTATGCAAGTGCAAAGTACGGCCTACAGCCACG